TGGCATTGGCTCTCAGGGTTTCCAAAGGGATTTCCCTTTGGCTCGATAGGGAGTTTTTAGCATTACCGTGTAATGCGTGAAGAAAACGCCCTATTGAGCTATGGTATTTCTGTCTAAATACCCTTGGGAAAGCGAACCTGTTCCCCTCTATATTTTCAGCCCTTTCTTTTTCGGTGGCTGCATCATCCGCCTTGCGGATTGTACTTGCTTCTCCTCCTTTATCGGCTCTGTCGATTGGGACAAGAGTTTTTTGCACAGGTACTCGTTCAAGTCATTATACCCTGCATAGTGAACCGACATATCCTGCAAGCGGTCACCCAACATCCGTTGCAGGTTGGCGTATGCGTTCCGTCCTGCTGTGTCATTGTCAAGGAAACAGCCGATTCGGGTATAGGTTGCCAATATGCTTTCCGCTTTCGAGAGGTTGGAAACGGAGTTGAGAATGACGTAATCCTGTGCATTCAATCGTGGGTGTTGCGGATTGTTCTTTACTCGGATGGTCAGGAACGAGAGATAATCCATGAAGCCCTCGAAAAGATAACAGACGGTTCGTGGCTCTTTTTGCTGTCGGATATGGGTGATGTCCTTCGGGGCGACACATCCCTTGAAGTATCTATTACGCACTTCATACCCTCTTGCCATATTCGGGAAGCCGATGGCGAAATAGGGTTTGTCGGCATTCTCAAACCGCAGTTCCTTACACTCCCTTTTGGCGAGTTCAATGTCTATCCCCCTTTCTTGCAGATAGGCAATGAGCGCAGGTGATGACAGCTCGCCAACTCTTAATACCCGATAAGTGCGGTTGTCGGATTGCTGCTTGCCAAAAGAAAACGATGCAGGGCGGATGTATGGTGTCCGTTCCTCTATGCGCTTCAACAGGCAGGTTACATCTTCCGTATGGTAGAGTTCCGCTGCCAATGCGATGATGTTACCGCCCTTGCCAAGTCCAAAATCGTACCATTTGTTGAGTTCTGTGTTTACCTTGAAAGATGCGTCCGTTTCCTCTCTCAGCGGTGATTTGTACCAAAAGCTGCTGCCCTGTTGCTTGACGGGCGTGTAACCCAAACTTTGCAGATAGTCTGCGATTCTGATTTGTTTAACTTCTTGTATGTTCATGATATTCTATAGATTTGATGATGATTGTAAAAACGTTGATTTGTTGAATGGCTTATATAACACATTTATTTACAGAAAGATATTTGCTCAACATCTTCTCAACAAACCACTCGCCAAAAGAGAAATCAACAATCGGGTGCTGTTCCTCTCTCAACTTCTCTTTTCGATTGTTGAGATTTTGTTGAGAGTGTATATTGTTTATTGTCAGCATAGTTATATCCTTATTCATCAATTCAACAAAAAAAAGAATGATATTACAGGGATTCAAGTTGTTCCCTCGTGACAGAATAGAAACGACCGACCCGTTTTACAGGCTCATACCGACACTCCCGATTGTAGTTGAATTGGTAGGTGGTATAGGTCAGTCCGTTGGGTGCAGGCGTAAGTTTCCAACACTCCTGCAACACCTTTCGGACTTGGTGCTTCTCCACTTTTACCTGCGAGTGTACCAGCAACAGAAGAATGTCGTTGTAGCAGAACGAGAATGTGTCCGTGCCGACACTATCCATGATGTCAAGTATCAGCTCGTGCATCTCTATCTCCAGTCGGTTACGGTTGCTGCGGATTATCTTCTGCAAGGCTTCGGTATGCAACAGCGATGGAGCAAACCACATACGGCTTTCCTTTTCGGTGGATAGTGTTCTGTGTTGCAGGAAATGAAGAAAGGCGGGTATCTCCGCTTTCAGCTTTTGCAGGAAGTCGGTATCATCAGACTGCAAGCGGTCTATCTTGCGTACCCAATAGCGTGTTTCCCCTGCATCAATGATTACAGGCAAGTACTCGTTGTTGGAGCATAGCACGAACTTGGCGAAAAACGCTATCTCGTCACGGTCTTTGCCTTTGGCTTCCACCTTGTAGGAAAGTGTGGTGCTTAGGTTCTTCAACCGCTCGCTGTCCTCCCTACGGTTGAGCAGCACCTCGTCCACCACGATAAGCAGTTTGCCGGCCCAGTCGGAATTGAATTGGCTACGGAAATCCTCGTTGGTGTTAAAGGTTACATTGTTCTGAAATAGGAGTTTTAGAAAATTCAGAAATGTGCTTTTGCCTGTGTTGCGTTCCTCTGATACCAACAGCAGGATAGGCAGCTTTTGAATGGGGTACAAGTAGAGCAGTTGTAGGTAGTCCATGCCCAACTCGTATTGCTCCCCGAAGATGTGACCTACCAAAGATTGGATATGCGAGAAATCGCCCTCTTTAGGTTGGTGGTCTATCGGTTCATAGAGGTTAAGGAACTTGCCGACCACGGGATGGTAGCCGATGTGTTCGGGTACGGTGCAGAAGCCGTCATACTTGGGAACGCTGCCGATGTAGTCCTTGCCGTAGTCTTGGCGCAGGGTTTCGTTGTTCCATGCTATGCGTTTCCTTACATACCCTCCGTTCAGTTTGGGCTGCTCCACAATCTTGTAAAGCGTAGTCCCCACTCGGATGAATTCCTCCTTTGCCATGCCACCATCCGATGGCGGTCTGTGGCTGTCTTGTTGTTTGTTAGCTGACATAATCAAATGGTTTTAAGTTTGAAAAATACCAGCTACAAAAGTATAAGCATTTATCGGATAAGTTGTTACGCAAAACGCGGCAGAACGGTGACAAATAGCCCCCGAAGAAAAAACTTTCAATGGTTTGGAACGGAAGTCGGGCAGGACAGACGAAAAAACTCCCAAAAAACGAATGTGGGGATTACGCTTTTCGGGAGAAAAAATTGGAGTTCCTGTTGATATGTCGGTCAGATTATATGCTGACACGCTGGCTTGATTACTCTATTCGTGACTGAATGAATGGATTCCGTCAGTCGTGCAACCAATTCAGCTACGAGAAGTATTCGGCTTTGGCTATGCCGTTGGTGTTCAGCGAAAAGAAGATGCTTGTTTTCTCTTTTCGCAAGTACAGTCTTTCAAGAACGGCATTGCGCACCTGCTTCGCACTGTATGTGCCGATACGGAACGCAAGGGCGATTATCGTTTCAAGGCTGTAAACCTCCATGCTGCACTTGTCGGACAGTCGGATGGTATGCCTTATCTCACACTCATTCAGAATGCCGTTCTTGCAGAGTGTCTTTATCCCTGCCCTGATAGTCGGGGCGGTTACATTGAACAACTCGCAAAGCTCCCACTCACTCATGGCGGTTGCCTGTATATCTTTCGGCATAACTACATTGCCGAACTCGTTCATTGTTATGATGTTTCTTTCCTCTTTCATTATCGTTTGATTTAAGGGTTACTGAATGGCATTGCAAATGTTCTTTTCCATATCCTCCAGTTTGTGCGACAATGTTTCCATATCCTGACTAATCTTTTGGGCTGTGATTTTTGCGTAAATTTGGGTCGTTTTTATGTTGGTATGTCCCAAAAGTCGGCTGACGGTTTCAATGGGTACTCCGTTGGATAACAGCACAGTGGTCGCTGCCGAATGTCTTGCTACATGATAGGTCAAGTGGACTTTTATACCGCACAACTTGGCAATGGCTTTCAGCTTCTTGTTGCAAGTCGTGTTACTCGGCATGGGGAATACTTTATTATCTCTTGTCATACCCCTGTACTTCTCTATTATCTTTCGGGGAACATCCAACAATCGGATATTGGATTCCGTGTTAGTTTTCTTTCTTCGGGTGATAATCCACAGATTTCCGTCAAAGAATGTTTGCAGGTTGTCTTCCGTAAGGTTCTTGACATCGGAATATGCCAAACCTGTAAAGGTGGAGAACAGAAATAAATCCCTGACAAGCTCGTGTGTCTTGTCGGGCATATCGGTGTTCATCATTGTGTGTATCTCCTCTCTCGTAATATACCCTCTGTCCACGCTTTCGGGAGAGTTGATGTACCCTGCAAAGGGATTGAACGGCAGACGACCGTCATTCCTCGCTATGGAAATAATGTGTTTCAGCACAATCATGTAGCCCCAAATGGTATTGGTGCGGCATTTTTTCTCAGTACGCAGGAAATACTCGAAGTCGTTGATGAACGAGAGGTTCAACTCTTTTAACGGAATATCTTCACGCTTGTAGGTATGGGGTAGGAACTCACGGATGTGCTTGCAGACGGTAACATAACGTCGGAATGTTCCTTTTGCCCTGCTGTGTCCCACTTTCTTGGCAAATTCGCTGTTGTGTTGTTCAAACAGTTTTAGCAAGGTTTCCTGTTTGATACCGATGCCGAGATAGGCATCTTTCAACTTGGCAGCAGTGACATAACCGTCCGTCTGCATCAACTCTTGATAACGGCGGTTTATCTCCACTCTGATTTTGTCAACGGCACGGTTGATTCTTTGCGCTTCGGCACTCTTACCCGAAGCACGGTTGTTCTTCACGTCCCACAGGCGCAAGGGAACATCCATCTTGCAACTGAACTGCTTAATCTCTCCGTCCACCGTAATGCGACACATCAAAGGCAGGTTGCCGTTGGGTTTCTCACTGCCTTTCTTCACGTAGAACAATACCTTAAATGTACTTCTCATAACTCACTTTTTTTTGGTTACAAAATTAATTCATAGTGAGTTACCGACAGATACGACACATAACGCCAAACGATGCAAAATTTAGGTTTCGCAAGAAATTTGCATCATCGCACGGGTAATGATAAAGTAACTGAACTTTTGCTGCGTTTGTCCATATTCTGTCTCTTCTTGGCTTTTGAACAAGAGAAAAATATAGCGTAACGAACGCTTTTTCAGTCTGTTCGCTACGCTTTACTCAAATTTGCTATTCCGTTAGGTGTTTATTTTAAATTTCATACGTTTCCTACAAATTTAATGTTTTTCGTTTATATATTTGAATAACAAAACCCAAACAAAAAAACGACATGAAAGAATTATTCAAAAAATTAATGTGCTGTGCTGCCATATCGGGAGCATCGGTAGCTGCCGCAAGCGCACAAAGCATTTACGATTTCAAGGTAACTTCAATAAATGGACAGGAAATCGACTTCTCGCAATACAAGGGCAAAACCTTGCTGATAGTAAACACCGCCAGCAAGTGCGGGTTCACTCCACAATTCGAGGGTTTGGAAGAACTATATCAAACCTACAAAGATAAAGGTTTGGTAATAATAGGCTTCCCTTGCAACCAATTCGCCAATCAAGATCCTGGCAGCAACGAAGAAATAGCATCGTTCTGCAAACTGAACTACGGCGTAAGTTTCCAGATGATGTCGAAAATAGACGTGAACGGAGAAAATCAAGCAGACATTTACGCTTTCTTGAAAGCCAATGCCGAAACGGACAAAGACAAGGACATAAAATGGAATTTTACCAAATTCCTGATTTCGCCGGACGGCAAGACCATCTTGCGCTACGGCTCGGCCAAAAAACCGAAAAATCTTGTAAAGGACATAGAGAAGTTCTTGGAAATGCAATAAAGTAAGTAGTTTTAAAATAATAACGGGGATTGGCAGATGACCTACTCATGATAAAAACATTGTTTATCATTTGCTTTCTGCCAGGCATTTTGTGTATATTTGACTATCGTCCGATATAGGATGCGCCTCAGCATAGTCGATTAAATCTTTGATTTATCGGCTCTGCATTCGGCTTTCACTATATGTGACTATCGTCCGATATAGGATGCGGTTCGGCATAATCCATTCGAGCAAGCTCGATGGTTTCTGCTCTCACCTTTCACTATATGTGACTAACGTCCGATATGTAAGGCACCTCGGCATAATCATATTAGGGACAAAAAGCATAACAACATAAACAAACAGTTAAATAGAAAAATCATGAGAAAGAATTTCGGAGCTAAACCGTTCGTATATCCGATGCCGGTGTTCATAATCGCGGCATACGACGAAAACGGCCTGCCCAACGCCATGAATGCGGCATGGGGCGGAATAAGCGAGATACATGAAATAAGCATGTGCCTGAGTGCGGAACACAAAACGGTAAAGAACATCTTGCAAAGAAAAGCCTTCACTGTAAGCGTGGGCGAAGCCTCGCAAGTTACAGCGTGCGACTATGTAGGCTTGGTATCTGGCAACAAGGTCGAAGACAAGTTTGCAAAGGCCGGATTCCATGCGACAAAATCGGAGTTCGTGGATGCGCCAGTAATAAACGAACTTTCCATAACCTTGGAATGCGCGTTGATAGATTACGACCCGAAGAGTTGCATATTGCGAGGAAACATAAAAAACGTAAGCGTGGACGAGAGAGTTCTCGATGCCAACGGCAAAGTGGACGTGTCGAAAGTTCAGCCATTGGTTTTCGACTCGTTCAATAACGACTATCTTGTAATAAAAGGAGAAAAAGCAGGCAAAGCATTCTCCGAAGGCAACAAGCTGAAATAATATTAGATATACATATATTTCAGATATGCAAAGTTTTGACGACAGCACGATATGCGCTATTTCAACCCCGGCAGGCGTGGGAGGCATAGCAGTCATAAGAGTTTCGGGCACCGATGCAATTTCCGTATGCGGCAAATTTTACAAAGGAAAAACGGCATGGCAGGACATACCTTGCAGACATGCGGCATTCGGAACTTTTTCCGATTCCGACGGGAACGACTTGGACGAATGTATATTCGTAAGATATAAAGCCCCCCACTCTTTCACCGGCGAGGACGTAGTGGAAATATCGTGCCACGGTTCGTCATACATACAACAAAGCATAATAAACACCCTGCTTGCCGGCGGCTGCCGTTCCGCCATGCCCGGAGAGTTCACAAAACGCGCCTTTCTTAACGGCAAGATGGATTTGTCCGAAGCCGAAGCAGTGGCAGACCTCATCGCCTCCGATTCAGCAGCATCGAACCGCCTCGCACTATCGCAACTAAGAGGCGGCATATCCGACAAACTTAAACAACTTAGAAGCGAACTCCTGAATTTCACTTCCTTGATAGAATTGGAACTCGATTTCAGCGAAGAAGACGTGGAATTTGCAGACAGACGCAAGATGTACGACTTCGCCACGGAGATAGAAGACACATTGCAACAACTTTGCTCGTCGTTCAAGACAGGAAACGCCATAAAAAACGGCATCCCCGTAGCCATAGTGGGCGAAACCAATGCCGGTAAATCCACGTTGCTGAACATACTCGTGGGCGAAGAACGCGCAATAGTTACGGACATACACGGCACCACCCGCGACCTGATAGAAGACACCGCGCATATCGACGGTTACCTGTTCCGCTTCATCGACACGGCAGGCATACGCCAAACCGACGACATAGTGGAGAACATAGGCATAAAACGCAGTTACGCCGCAATGGAAAAATCGTCCGTTGTGGTATGGCTTATCGACTGCACATCGGTGAACGAACATATCGACTGGATGGCAGACAGAATAGTGCCGCGAACCGAAGGCAAGAAACTGATCCTCGCCTTCAACAAAATAGACAAGATCGACCCCGAAGAACGCTCCGTGCTGGACGAACTGTTTTCGAACATCGAAGCGCCGCGCGTTTATATCTCTGCAAAAAACAAGCAAAACATAGAAATATTGACTTCCGCCCTGCTTGATGCCGCCGGCGTAAAAGACCTGCAATCAGACCAAGTACTAATAAGCAACCAACGCCATTACAAGGCACTGTCCGAAGCCCTCGTCGCGATAGGCAAAGTAAAAGCCGCCATGACTGCCGGCCTGTCCGGCGAACTACTTAGCCTCGACCTGCACGACTGCCTCGACGCCATCGGCTCCGTAACCGGCGAAATATCCTCGCAAGAAGTCTTAAACAACGTATTCGAGAAATTTTGCATCGGGAAGTAGGGTAAGTGGTTGGATATTAGGTTATTTGCACACAACAACATGCAATTTTCTGATAAAAAACAACCTATTTACCTATAACTTAATGACTTACATAAATGCTGTAACATAGACACACCATAAAAGGGGAATAAAGAATGGCCATGCCTATAATAACGACTGGCCAACCAATAGCAGTTATAAGTTCCCCCCGAGTCAACAACCGTTAGTCATAAGCTCATGCCGGAGTCTATCTACGTCAGTAAATAACTGAAGATTACGAATTTTTATAGAACACAATATTTTACACCTTAAAAAATGGAAGACAACAGACTAATAGAACTACGTAACAGTTTGGTAAATTACGACAAAATCGAATCTAATGAGATGAATCACATATTTTGCCATGATTGTGAAAGTAAAGGATTATTATCCCAAAACGAAAAACTTGAAAGGATATCCCATGGTGCCGATAGCAATGACTTCAGACACTATGTTCAAAAGATATATGGTAATGACATTCCTGTCATGTTCTTGATGTTAGATCCATCACCAACGACTCAACCATTTTATCGTCTCTTGAAGGACACCGCAGGAAACACAAAAGAAGTACCTAAAAAATATTATTATTGGACAAGTGATTATATCACTCACGCCATTACAAGAGAGGATATACTCAACGGAAGCATTTATGATTTATATTGGTGGTATCTTCAGAATAAACATTCTCTAAACAATATATATATAACGAATGTAATAAAATGCTATTGTTCCTCAGCAAACAATCGTATAAAAACCAATTGCATTGAGAATTATCTGAAAAAGGAGATTAAAATATTTAATCCAAAGATAATATTTTGTATGGGAAGTAAAGTTCACTACATAATGAATCATAAACCGATGAGAAACTTAATTGCCGAAAGAAACATAAAAGTTGCCAAATTATACCATATTTCTTGGTGCGAAAGCTATCACAGAATGTCTAAAGAAGAGTTTCTCGACCGCAATGACTCTATAATTGAATCTGTCTTGGTTTAGAATTACGATATTTCGCTATGGAATAACTTTGCCACTCATAGACATTGAAATGATACGAAACTGAGATGGCACCTTTATACAACACGACTCCATAGTGACTGACGGTCAAGAATGATGTCTCTAAAAGAGAATATGAAATACACCCCAAAAGTTTTTTGCCTAACTTTTGGGGTGTATTTTAATATCTATGCCGTTGACTTTGAGATTATGTTTTTAACTTAGGAGTATTCAGTAAGTGCCAATGAAATGTAAGATGACATATAATTGCAGAACACACAGGCTTTTACCAACAAATTCTACACAAAGCTTAATAAAGCTTCATTTGTGAACTCATATTACTCAGTCTATGGCTCACTGAATCTCTTACATAGTCTATGTAAGAGACCTTGATTTTACGGCCCATTTTAGCGTCTCCGAACAACCCCTATCACCTGAAAGGGCGGTTTTACCTCTATCTCACTGGTTAGGAAAAGATCAAATCTTTATTTTCGTTGCATTATTATACAGAACAAATTTAAACACAAAAGTTATGGCTCGATCATCTTAATTTTTGTCTGATTATTTGTATACGTTGATGTTAGATTTTTAATCCCGGGATATATAACTTCAAGACTGTAATATCTGCCCTTATCATCCCCCATTATACTTAAATTTTTACAAAACATGAACCCAAACTTACTTCTATAGAAATAGAAATTCTCGGAATATAAAGATATAGGGACAATATTACCACCCGTCTTTAGAAAGTTTTGATACTTTTTGAAAGCATTATCAATAGCCTCTATTGTTTGGTCTTTCATTAGACTCTTATATTCATTTGAAAGTCTTGTGAAGTCTGTATAACAATTTGTAAGTTTTCCTATATCGGTTCCATAAGTCTCAAATAAATTTAAAGTCCACACTTCAATACTATCTTTATTCATATTGCTGGTAGACAATATCAATAGAGAATATACAAGGAAGTTTCGATGCATCTCTTCCAATTTAGTATATGTAAAATCATTAGTATTCGGATAGCCTGCCCTATATATCATCATGAAACGACCAACCAATTCAGCGAAATAATGCCTATACTGATAACCATTATTATCTCCTTTGATTGGATATGCAATCCTTTGGAATATCAGCATTAAAGCAATGAGAATATAAGAATAATCGTTGCAAGTAATGTTGTTTTCAAAATGCACACCCTGCGATTGCAATCTGTAAAATGGATCCTGATTGTCAAAGTCCTTAGCAATAGTATCATAGTGACGCTTCAATCTTCTTAGATAACTCAAAATCTCATTCTTACTAGAGTGTGATTTAAGTATTCTTCTTTTCTGACTATCATCCTGAGCATTACCTGTCACCAAGTCTTCCATACTAGCATACTCATCAATCTCATCATCATTCTCTTGCTTGTTAGAATTGAAAAATTGAATCTGATCCAGAATACGCATATTCAGAGAGTATAGGTTTGCATCAACACTTTTGCTGAACTTTGTATTGTCAAATTGCTCCTTGCTAATTACTGTTTCACTTTTAGCGAATGTGTCAGATAATCCTTTTGAAACGCCTGAGGTACGGCTTTTATCCTTAACATCAAAGTTTACATATGAGAGTACTTTAGCAATATTATCATCCCAGTCTCCATTATTTGTATGGAAAAGACTCTCAATCTTCGTATATTTCGAGTCTGGATTACGTTTTACTAAATCTGCGAAATCTAAGACAAGTGCTTTGTTTGAGATTTCTTTATCACCCAATATTGCGACTGCATATTGAATCTTTCCTAATCCACCTATGTCAATTCCATCTTTATTGAAATCAAAATCTCTATAACCATCATCTAGGCATAATCTAATTTTTGCATCTGCGACAATCTTGTCAAATGATATAAAAAGTTTGTCATGTAGATGTCTTTCGCATAATGTTATATGGGTTATGAGTGCTTCGTTGGCTGACCTGATACTATATTTTGCAACAGAATGAAAATCATTAATACTCTTTACACACTGTTTACCAAAATCAATTCCAAGCTTTTTAAAGAAATCTTCCTTATCGGAATGGATGATAATGTTTGCCTCATCATTAAAGCTATGTGAGTTCAAACCAAATGCTGCACTGGTAGCATTAGCACTTCCAAGCACAAAGAAAGTTCCCTCAGATGTTTCAAATTGAATGGCCTTTGCATGGAGTTTCTTAGCTAACTCAAATTTATTATCTGATCCAAATATTTCATGCCAGTGGAAGAACTGAATATCACTTGAATCTTTAATCTTTCGAGGAATATAGCCATAACTCTCATCTATAGCACATTTTATCGTCTTAGGTTTAAAGGAGCTTTTTAATGTACTAATCAAACTGCCCTCCATGTCATAGAAAGGGGCTATTACCTTAATTGTATTAACCTCTCCTTTCAAAATCTCTCTAATCTGGCTAAATATAGATTCCTCAGACTTTGCATATAAAAACTTAAAATCATTTTGTTGTGGTGATTCTATTGATTCGAAGTCTCTGATCGCAGCAGAATATATCTTGCACCATTCTAATTGTTGAATTGCAACTTCTGAAGATGATAATCTGATTATTCCTGACAAATAATCCCATATATCTTTTATAATGAGAGCCTCATCAGATTCCTTATCATCAGCACAAAAAGCGCCCCATAACTCTTTATTATGAGATATCCCGCTATATGTCAGGTTCCCTGAACCGACAAGAGCCAATGCTTGTTTGTCTCCCAAGAACAGGGACACCTTTGGATGAAACACGCCGTTTGTCTTGTTCTTTACACGGATCAAGGCGAAGTCATGACGGAAGTTTTTGAATGTTTCTGTATCTTCCAATATGGAATCATACTGGGTAGAATCAATTAAGACAACAACATTCTTTATGCCCCTGCTTCTCATTTGGGGCATATAATAATTTGAGAAATAGTAAGGGTCAAAGGTAAATGATGTAAGAATAGCAGAATGATATACTGTGCTACCTTTACCAAGCAAATCAAAGATATTCTCCTCTTGTGTTATCATGCTTCAGCTTCCTCTAATTTATTCAATAATAGAATACCTTTATCAGTAATTCCTTTGTCATCTACAAGCTCAAGATCTGAAACAAAATCATAAAGCGTATCAGTTCTTGGACCTGTATGTGTAGCCTCACTTCCATTTAAGAATCTTAGCATGCCATTCTCATATATGAACTTCTGTGAAGCAATACCTGTTTGAAGATACTTTCTCAAAGCAACTTGGTAATGGCAGAAAATAATCTTCTTAAGAATATAATCCTTTAACCACTCATAGAAATTTGTTTCAAGACTCTTGTCAATCTCATCCATAAATGAGTAAAAATCAGAGTTCACTGCACTTGGGAATGCTTCTCTATAATCTGGCCTTTTACTCCTAACATCTTTATTTGTGTTGTACATCATTAGCAAATTGACAAGTGCTGGCGCGGCTTCGGTATCAAGGTTTCCACGCTGTGGCTTGGACGCAATATCATTTTTATCTATACAAGCACAGATTTCTTTTAATGTTCCATCCTTATACTTAGCACCTATATCATTTATTATTGATAAAGCCAATCCTTCCGCAACACTAGAAACTTCTTGCCAATCAGCCTTATTTGATAACTGATTCAATAGTGCAACAAAAATTACTGATGTCTGATATTGCCAATTATCATTCAGATAATACCTGTACCATCCCAATACACAATCATCATCTGAATGACCGTTTAAGAATTCATCATACATATATTTAGTAAAACTCTCTTTTGTTCCATTCTGAGAGAAATGCTTTAAGTAATGATAAATTGTTGCCTTCCGATAAGAAAATTTTGATTCGGATGCCGGATAATCTTTTTGCAATAAAAGTTCTATAATCAATTCTTTCTCATTAGACTTTTGAGGAAACTTCCTCATATTGAACGAAGATTCCAACGAATTCAATTCTTCTGCTGAAACATTACCTCGCTGAATTATCTTTAAGAATTTTGGTCCATCCTCACCGACATTTTTTGCGAATTCGTCGGCAAGCATACTTCCACTAACCAAACCATCTTCTTTCGAGATATTAAGAATTGAGTTTTTCTCATTATTCTCTTTAAGAATAGCAATGTCTTTAAGCGATGAGGAATAATACTGTCTTAACACACCACCGGCATTCGCCCAGTATGTTTCACTTTTTGTATTACCTTGTGAATTATATGTTCCAGACTGCAAATCAAAGTTAGAACCTCCTTGAGAACGAGTACTCAATGCGTATGTAATACCTGGAATACCTTCAGCGCCTTCTCCTCTGGAATGAATAAGAGCCAATAGGTACTCAGAATAGCGGATATATTTATAGAATTCCTTATCAGTAAAACTTTCTCTATTTTTATAAAATTCACCAATAAGCCAACAGTAAAATGAATAATATCGTATTCTGTTTGAAACATTATTTAATCCTGGCAATAATGATGTAAACAATGCTTCAGAAGTATTTCTAAGACCCAATTGATTCAGACCAACTTTAAGATCTGCTGTCTTATTAAAGAATGGGACTTTGTGGCTATTCAATTGCATATTTTACGTTAAGATTATTAATTTATATTACACTAAATAATAAAATTAAGCTGTCTAACAATAATAAGGAGGCAACTTATAAGTAGCGTCAATAATGATACCCAGTCAGAATATAAAATACGATATATTTATTTTTTAATTCACTACTGTCCACTAAAAATGGACAAGGTTAAAAATTAAATAAATTCGGTTCACTTGAATCATATCGGTCTTTGATATTTTTGAAATTCGATTT